GAACTGGTCGATCTCGACGCGCCAGTAGAACTCCTTGCCGGCCCACTCGGCCAGGTCCTCGATCTCCAGCGGCTCGCTGTACACCTTGCCGGCGTCAGGCCCGAAGGCTTCGCTGAAGTAGACCCGGGTGTTGTACTGCTCGTCCACCGGCGCCTTGCTGGTGAGCGCGCCCGGCAGCTTCTTGCGGGCCTGCTTCGCCACGGCCTTGACGGTGGCCTTGCCCTTCTCCTTGTCGCGGTCGTACACCAGCGGGATGGGCGCCAGGCGCTTGCCCATGCGGGTGCGCGGGGTCTTGACGTTCTTCTGCCCGCCGGCCGGCGCGGGCGTTGTATACACCGGCGGCACGATCGGATCAGCCACCCAGCCACTCCACTACGACCTCTGTCTCGCCACCAGCTGCATCGGTGCTCCAGCCGATCACCCGGCCGGCCCCGATCCAGCGCTCGGGCACGCCCTCGCTGGCCACGTTCACAGGGTGCACCGTACCGTACCCGATGGTCAGCTGGTCGCCGTACCAGTGCGTCACGTGCAGCCCCAGGTCCACCCGCTCGCGGCTCAGCTCGGCCAGCAGTTCCTCGGCCCAGGCACGGCCCTCGGGCCAGGCGGCAAGCTCAGGTGCCCAGGGGAAGCCATCCCACACCTCATCGGATAGGCGGCCCACCCGCTCGCCTGGCTCGTGCAGGATCGGGTCGGTGCCGTTGGCGCCGCGCACCACCGTCCACTCGGTGCCCTGCATGTCGGCCGGCGTGCGCACCGTCACCTGCTCCTCGGTCAGGCCCTCGCCAATCGTGGCGGTCCACGGGAACTGGTCGGTGTCGCGATCGGGGTCCGGGGCGCCGTAGTAGCTCTCGACCTCGATCACCTGCACCGCGCCGGCGGTGCTTGCGCCGATGCCCTGCACCAGCTGGGTGCTGAAGTCACCGCCCACGTTGAAGCTCACGATGTGCCAGCGCGGCCGCGTCGTCGGGGCTCCGAAGTACACGGTGGGCCGGCCCAGCAGCATGCCCACGCCATCGCGCCGCGGATCCCACTCCTGGATGCGCCTAGCCTCGAAGTCGTACACCTTGCTGATCAGGCTGGAGCCATCACCCTCGGCCTGGCTGATAGCAGCGTCCGGGCCCAGGTCCGTGAAGGTGTTGTCGCCGTCGCTTGGGTCCACGTAGCCCGTGAGCGCGAAGGGCCCGTTGATGATCCGGCGCAGGTTGCGGTACTGGCCTGGCACGAGGTGGCCGCTCACGGTGTGCGGTGGGTCCCATACCCGCACGTTGTACGGATCCACGAAGGCGCCGGTGGGCCCCGTCAGGGTGTCGCGATCCACCACCCGGCGGCCGCTCACGGTGTACAGCGTGGTGCTGCCGCTGAGCGCCCAGCGCACCAGGCTGATGCCGGCCACCGTCGGGATCCCGTACACGCCCACATGCTGCACGCCGGTGCGCCGCAGGTAGGTGACGATCAGCCACTCGCGCAGGTTGATGAGGCTGCTCTGGTCGCTCAGCATCACGGCGCTGGCGGGTTCGCCCGGATCCACCTCCACCAGCTCCAGGCGGTTCTTCCAGGCACGCCGGCTCAGGCTGTCCTTGCCCGCGCTGTGGGGCTCGAAGGCATCGGGCGGCCCCAGGTAGGCCCAGCCCGGGTGCCAAGGCCGGCCCTCGATGTCGTGCACCGCGCGTAGGAAGCTGTGGTACAGGTCGGTCAGCCAGTCGATGATGGCGTTGCACTGCGCCATCACGGCCGCGTGGCTGAGCCCGAACTGCACGTTCAGCTCGGCCTGCTCGCGCATGTCGAACGGCCCCGGATCCACGCTTACTACCACCTCGGGCGTGATGTCCTTGAGCGCCCAGCGGGCCCATTCGGGCAAGCACGCGGCCAGGTCGGTGGTCAGGCCCCGCAGGCGCAGGCTGAACACCAGCGGCGTCGGATCTTCGGCCACCTGCGCGCCGCTGGTGACGGTGGCCAGCAGGCCGTCATGCAAGCTGGCGCCGGCGCCACCCTCGAAGCGATCGCGCACCACCAGGGTGGGCACCAGGCGCCCGCCCTCGAGGCGCCCGGTGCAGGCAAGCTCGGTCAAGCTCTGCTCGATCACGGCATCGATGGTGGCCAGCGGCGTGCCGTCCCAGTCGATGTCGCCCCGGTAGGGCCGGCTGCCCTGGGCATCCAGCTCCCACAGCACCTCGCCCGTCAGGGCCCGCAGGTTGTTCATCTGCTCGACCAGCATGGCGTACACCGCGGTGGCCGGCGTGCCGTCGCCCACCGTCTGCTCGAGCACCAGATGGCTGCCCAGGTTCAGGGCCTGCCAGCCGTCCAGGCACTCCACCTGCTGCACGCCGCCGGCGCTGAGGCGCGGGCTCATCTTGCCCAGCCACGGCTCCTCGCCAGCCAGGCTCTGCAGCAGCACCCAGCGGTCGGCTGCGATGAGGTCGATCTCGTCGCTGTGGCGGCTCACCTCGAACGTCATGCCGCCGGTGTTGCGGATCCGGTAGGCGCGCAGGTAGCGGGTGGGTGGGCTGGGCACGTTGAACCGGGTGATCGAGCCCAGGTAGGCGCCGCCCTTGTCGAACACGTGCATGGGCCGCCACAGCTGGGGCACGTCGCTGCGCGGTGGCGTGGGGTGCGGCGTGCCGCCAGGCACCACCGTGCCGCCCGTGGCGCCACTGCCAGGGCCCGTGAGCCCCGATCCATCCACTGTCACCTGGGGCACGTCCACGCCGGCGTAGGCGCCGCCGAAGGTGAGCACCAGGGGCTGCTCGGTGAGCGGCCCGCCCGTCACCACGATGTCGCCGGGCGCCACGTTGCTGAGCGCCTCCAGGGCGGCCTGCACCGTGGCCGCGCTTGCGCCGGCTGCGATCGGTGCCGTGGTCTGCCCGTCGAACGTCAGGGTGTAGGTGCCGCCCTCCACGGTGCCCGTGGGCGTGATCACCTGCACCTCGTTGCGCAGGGCCTTGACGGCCCACCGTAGGCGCAGCTCGCTGGCAGCCGTGCCGGCCACCGCCCAGGGCAGCGTCAGGGTGCTGCCGATGCGGCCGTTCACGCCCCAGCGCAGGGCCAGCTCGGCCTCTGCGATCGGGCCCTCCACGTCCCAGCGCAGGCGCATCTCGCTGCCCACCAGGCCCACTGCCCAGCGCAGGCGCAGCTCGCTGAACACCCCACCACCGTTGATGCTGATCCCGCCCACCGCGGCCGCCAGGGCCACACCTATGGCGCCGGCCACCGGGCTGGCATCCTGGCCGTCGTAGTACAGGAAGGCCACGCCCACGCTGGGCCCCTCGCCCAGCACGATGTGGGGCCGCGCCACCTGGTCGTCCTCGAAGCCACTGCCGGTGTGCTCGAGCACCAGCGTGCGCGCTCCCCAGGCGCTTCGTAGCGTGGCGGTGCTGGCGTGGTAGATGTCTGTTGGCAGGATCCCGTTCGCCGGCGTGGCCTCATACCACAGGTGATAGGCGCCGGCGAAGGCCCGCAGGTGCGGCCCGCTGGACGAGCCCAGGGTGTGCAGCTGCAGCTCGGCCACGTAGGCGCCATCGGTGGTCCACGCCAGGCCGTCCGTGCTGCTAGCCCGGTAGATGTGCCAGCGGTTCAGCGCGAAGCCGGCCACCAGCATGAACCAGGGCGCCAGGTCCAGCACCGACGTGTAGATCCCGGCGCTGAATATGCTGGTGGTGATCTGCAGGCTGTACACGGCCAGCACGCTGCCATCCGGCAGCTCCACGGGCGCCCCGTACTCCATCTCCTGGAAGGTGTCGTCCACCAAGATGGCCGCGCCCCAGCTGGCGCCGCGATCGTGGCTCAGGTAGGCGATCACAGCTGCATCGCCGGCCTGCCTGGTGATCAGCACCAGCACGCCCGTCCGTAGCTGCACCCAGCTGGGCGCCCCGTAGCCCAGCGGGCCATCGGTAGGCTCGCTCCACGTGGCGCCATTGTCGGTCGAACGCTGGATCTCGTGCACGTCGGCGGTGCTATTGCCGCGGCGGTGGATCATCAGCAGGTCGCCGTTGTCCAGCAGCCCCAGCTTGCTCTCGTAGTGCGGGTGGCCATCGTCGCTGTAGTCGTGGACGATGATCTCCTCGGTGAACGGAAGGGTGCCGCCCGGCGCGCGCAGCAGGCGCGAGCTGTTGTTCAGCCCACCGTCCGCTGCGAAGGTGATCTCCACCGGCACCAGCAGGTCGCCGTTGCCCAGCTCCACCACCGGGCCCGTGAGGTACTCGTTCAGGTCGCTGCTGGTGGTGACTGCCTGCCAGCCGCTCCAGCTGGCGCCACCGTCGTCGCTGAACACGTAGCCGCCCTGGCCGGCGGTGGTGGGCGCCCCGCTGTCGCGCCAGCCCGTGGCGTAGATCCGCCCGCTGGCCACCTGGCTGATGCCCATCACGGTGGTCCACAGAGTGGGGTCGTCGTAGATCAGGAACTCGGTGCCCCAGGTGAGGCCGCCGTCCGTGCTGAACTTGCCCACCCACTGGCCGCTGTTGTCGCTGTGGTGCCCGTTGGCGTCGGTGTATGCCATGAGCAGCCGGCCATCCTGCAGCCGGCACACCGCGGGCCATGCCTTGTACGCGCCCGGTGGCGTGGCCTCAAGGCGCGAGCCAGTGCGTAGCACCAGCCCGTGCTCGGCCGGCACGTACAGCGGGCTGGGGCTGGCCCACTCCTCCACATCGCCTACCAGCGCCAGGGCCACCACCGGCGTGCTCCAGCCCGTGAAGCCATCCACGCTGGTGGTGGTGTACAGCTGCCCATCGGTGCCCGTGAACATGAGCCGGTAGAGGCCGCCCACCACCTGCACGTTGGGCTTGCGGGCGTCGGTGATGATCGGGTTGCCGGCGTACTTGGTCCAGTTCGCCGGATCGCCCACGTCTTGGTCGTCGGGGCAGGTGGCGTAGCCGATGGCCTCGGGGTCGCCACCCGAGTACCACATGCGGAACAGGCCCCCGGCCTGGATCACGCACGGCTCGCGCACCACGTCGCCCTCCCAGGCAACGTCGGCCTCGATGATCGGGTTCCCGGCAGCCCGGAGCCAGCTGGCATCGGTGGGCGGCTGATCGTTGGTCGGCGGGCGCTTGTAGATCACCCCAGGCGGCGTGATCAGGCCAGGCGCGCCGCCGGTGGTGAGCTGCTTCGTGCCGCTGGGCGGCAGCGCGATGCGGGCGTAACCGGGGCCTGGCCCGATGAGCCCGCCAGCTGGGCCCACCGTGCCGCTGTCGATCGGGCCTACATCGGCGCGCGGCAGCTGGGCGGATGTGGTGGGTACACCGCCGACGTAGGTGATGACGCCGGCGGGCGGGGCAAGGTCGGCTGAGCTGGGGCCTACCTCACCGCCACCCGGGCCTACCTCACCGCCACCCGGTCCGATCAGGGCCGGCATGGGTTAGCTGTCAGCAGCCGCCTCAGGCGGCCGGCTGGCCCAGCTTCTCCACCGAGAACGTCACCACGCTGTCGCTGTCGGCCGACGAGGCGTTCGCCAGGCTGGCGGTACCGGCGTCGGTCAGCCACATGGGCCGGAAGCCGTGCACGCCGGCCTCGGTGGCCACGAACAGGCCCATGATGTTGACCGTCTGCCGGAACGCGGCCGCGCCCGCTTGCGAGCCCAGCCCACGGTCGGCACCCTCGCCCACCCGCACGTTCGCGCTGGTGGGCTGATCCACCTCGAAGTCGAACGACACCACGCTGTCGCTGGAGGAGAGCAGCTGGGCGGCCAGCATGCACCGCACCACATCGCCCACCGCCAGGTTGAGCGTGAGGTACGCCAGGTCCGTGGCGTCGATGGCCACATAGGTGGGCGAGGTGGTGGTCATGGTGCCGGTGCCCTGCGGCGCCCGCATCTTGAAGGCCACGCCGGTGCTGGCCGGCGGGTTGCACCGCTTGTCGGTGATCCGGGCGGTGGTGATCGTGGTCGCGGTGGCGGGCACGTAGATGAAGGCCAGCCCGATATGGCCGCTGGGCAGGGCCGGCGGCTTGGGGCTGGCGGCCGCGGTGCCGGCCGTGATCGTCTTCGTCCCGTCGGCCGCTGCCGAGATCAGGTCCAGACGCGGCAGGGTGGCGTGGGCTGTGCCCACCGTCACGTTGCCGCTGGTCACGGTCACGGCGGCGGCGCCGGCGCTGGGCTGGATCGTGCCGGCGGCCACCGCCACCGTCATGTCCGGGCTGCCCTGGGCCGTCACGCCACAGCCCGTCAGCACCCCTACGCCGGCAAGGCCGCGCTCCAGGATCCGGATGTCGGTGTCGTACCACACCGACTGGATCGCCGGCGCCTCGCTTGTGTCGTTGCTCTCGATCGTGAAGCTCACCGTCACACCACCTTCAGTATCCCGCCAGAGCTGGCGGATGGCCACGTGATCGCGAAGTCGAGGCCGGCAGGATCCTGGTCGGCTCCGAAGTCGATGTACTGGATCAGCCGGTCGCTGTCGCTCCGATCCACCAGCACCGCGTACCGGAAGGCGGCGCTGGGTGTGAGCGTGCCCCACATCACGTCGTCGCCATCCAGGTAGGCGAAGTTCCCGGCGGTGTCGATCCCGCTCACCAGGCCGGCGATCGTCTCGCCGCCCACGGTGTAGCCGCCGGTGCCAGCTAGCTCGCCGGTGAGATCGCCCTCGTCCACATCGGCGTCTATGTCGGGCGTGTAGGCGCTGGTCAGCAGCACCACGTCGATGGTGTGGCCGTCAAGCACGTTCACGGACGGCCCGTTGCGCTTGAAGTCGTTGTACACGGTTGTGATGATCGCCACGGGTTACAGCTCCTCGGTGCGCAGCTTGGCTTCGGTGGCGTCGATGGCGGCCAGGCTGGCTGCCCAGGCGCGGCGGATCCACACACCGTCGGCGCCACCAGTGGCCAGCGGTGGCAGCTTGATGCCGGTGCTCTTGGTCGTGGCCGCCAGCCACCGGAAGCACACCGCCTGGCCGATGGCGATCTGCCCGCGGGTGGTGCCGCCGGTGCCTTGCTTGATGGTGACGGTCCGGCTGCCGCTGGTGGTGGTGTGCACCGCCAGCACGTCGCTGAAGGTGGCCACGCTGAGCACCTCGGCCGCGCCCGTGAGCACCACTGTCTCCATCAGTGGATCGCCCGCCGCGTCGTAGCCCCACACGTCGCAGCTGCGGGTGTCGGCGCCGTCGCTCACCAGGGCCACCTTGGCGGCCGCGCTGAAGCTGGCCAGGATCCCGGCGGTGGCGTCGGCGTCCGCCCCGTCGTCGAAGCCCAGGCCGATGCTCATGGTGTGGCCGGCCGAAGGCGCGCCCTTGAGCCAGATGCTGTGCTCGGGGTAGCTGTCCACCCCGTCATCGTTGGCGCTGAACAGCTTGCGGTAGTCGGTGCCGCCCGCTAGGGCCTCGGCCTCGGTGATGTTCGGGAACAGGTTCTCGCTGGTGGCGTCGGCCACCTCCACGGCGCTGCGGGCACCGCCTTCGCTCGCGCCACTGGCGCTCAGCAGCCACTTGAGGTCTGCGCTCTCTACCGGCATCGCTTGCTCCCTAGTACGGTGGGGTGTGGGCTACGGCGCGCCAGGTGGCCACACCATACATGCTGTCGTCGATGCTCATCGGGCCGTCCACCCACACCTCCACGGTATGGGCCGTCTCTTCGCCTGGCGCCCGGAACACCCAGCTGTGGGGCCCGGGGCCCGTGATCGCCCGCAGCTCGGCCATGAGCGACTGGTACAGCACATCGGTGGTGGCGATGGGCTGGCACAGGAAGGTGTAGCGACCGGCCAGGGGCTGCTGCCGGTTGGGCACCGGCAGGCTGGCCTGCATCTCAGTGCTCAGCATGGCCTGCCCGGCGCCCTGCATGGCCTCGGCCACGTGGGTGCTGTAGCCGGGGCTGACAAGGCTGTTCAGATCCACGCCATCCCAGGAGTGCTCCCATATCAGTGCCGGCGCCACGTCAGCCGCCTGCCAGGGCGTGGTAGCGCAGCCGGTTGAACAGGCTGGGCTCGTCGCTGGGGTCCGTGATGTTCACGGTCTCGATGAACACGTTCTGCTCCATGCCGGCGCCCTTGCCGGCACGCCAGGCATCGGCCTCGGCCGGCGCCAGCACGGCCTCCCGGGCGTGGATCTTGGCGGCCATGTCGTAGGGCACGTAGTCGATGCCTGTGGCGCCACCGCGCGTGGGCGCGGGCCCTGGCGCCGGGCTGGGCACCGGGGTGCCGCTCGGCGTGCTCAGCGTGCCCAGCAGGTTGTCCCACCAGCCCTGCAGCGTAGGCGCCACCTCCAGCGCGCCCTTGATGGCGTTGTCGATGGTGGTGTGCACTGCCGGCGAGCGCATCCAGTCAACGAAGCTCTGGACGTACTCCTGGGCGTGCTTCTCGGCCAGCTTGCCGGCGGCCTCCTCGGCTTCCTTGGCGTCGATCGCGGCCATGTTCACGTTGTACAGGCGCTCCACCTCGCCGGCCAGATGCTGGATCGCAGGGTCGGCGTCCTTCTCGGCCTTGTCGATCAGCGCCTTCGTCTTGTCGCTCATGATGCCTGGGCGCAGCTTGATGTCCTCGAGGCGCTGCAGCAGGCTCTCGCGCAGTTGCGTGGCCAGCTGGCGCGTGAGCTGGTCGGGGCTCTTGAGGTCGGCCGCCAGTGCTGGGCTGAACAGCGCCTCCAGCAGGTTCTCCACCTCGTGCGTGCTGCTAACGGGTGGATGCGTGCGCCGCTCGTTCAGATCCTCGATGAGGCTGTCAATCGTGTCGCGCTGCTCGGCCAGGCCGGCTGCCACCTGTTCGGCCACATCGGCGCCCAGGCCGTGGGCCCCGGCCTTCAGGCGCTCGCGCATCGCCGCGAAGATCGGGTCCATATAGCCCATGGCCTTGTTCCAGCTGGTGATGATCCGCTGGGTGTTGGCGTCCAGCCCGGCCGCGGTGCCTTCGGCGGCCGCCTTGCCCACCTCGGTCCCGCCGGTAGCGGCGGCCGCAGCCGCCTCGCGGGCCGCCTTCTCGGTGGCCTCCTCCCAGGGCGTGAAGCCGCTGACCGCGTCGTTGATGTTGGTCTGCACGTCGTTCAGCGTGCCGGCGAAGCTACCGATGGCACCGCCGGCCACGCCCAGGCCACGGATGAAGTCCAGCTGCCAGTCCGTTACCTGCTTGGCGATCGGCAGGAACTCCTGCCCCAGCTGGGCCTGCAGGTTCTCCAGCTCCGCGTTGTACGCGCGCTGGCTGTTGGCCAGGCCGTCGGCGGTGCGTGCGAAGTCACCCTGGGCGGCGCTGGTCTGCTCCAAGATGATCTGATACCGCGCAGCGGCCTTCTCGCTCTCGCTGAAGGCGCCCTTCACCTTCTTGTGCCCGGTGGCCACCAGCTTGGCGGTCACGGCCGTCTCGCTCAGGAAGATGTTGTACCGGCGCAGCGGCTCGCTCTCGCCGGCCAGGCCGCTGCGGATCGCCTGCAGCGCCTCGTCCACGTCGGTGTTGAAGAAGCTGGCGAGGTCGCTGCCCAGCTCGGTCAGCTTGCGGGCCATCTCGGTGCTCTTGTCGCCGGCTATGCCCACCGTCTGGAACAGGCCGGCGAAGGTGCTGGCCGCGTCGATCGCGGCCTTCTTGCTCTGGCCGAAGGCGCTGGCCGCGGTGCCGGCCCATGCCTCGATCTCGGCTGCGTTCTTGCCGAAGATCACCTGGCCCTTGCTGACCGTCTCGTTCAGGTCGCTGGCGGCCGCGATGCTGGTGCTGATCAGGTCGGTGACGCCGCCCACCACGTTGGCCGCCAGGTTGGCCGCGCCCAGGGCACCGGCAAGCCCCAGCCCCTGGGTGAAGCCACGGCCCAGCTGGTGCCCTAGGCTCTCGCTGGCCTTGCTGCCCATGGCCTTGCCCACCTTGTCGCCGGTGGCGTTGGCCACCCGCAGGGCATCGGCCTCGAACCTGCCGGGATCCAGCAGCAGGCGGCCGAAGACGTCGAAGATGCTGCTCACGGGCTAGGCTGCCTGGCGCACGGCCACGATGTCGGGATTGCTGTGGAGGAGCGCGTACAGCGCCCGCTCGAGATCCTCGCCCTCAAGGCCGATGGGGCGGCCGCTGTCGGCCGTCGCGCGGCGCTGCTGGCTCTGGCGCCACGTGCGGTACCAGCGCCCGTTGTGGGCGCCCAGGGTGCCGATGCGGGCGGCCTCCGCAGCGCGTAGCAGATCGAGCCGGCTCGTCTCCACGATCCGGTCGGTGGCTGCGTCCAGGTAGGCGATGAACTGCTCATCGGTCAGTGTGCGCCGGATGTGGCTCGGGCTGCCCCACCCGTAGGCGCTGGCGGCTTCGTAGGCGCGGATGGGGCCCCACTGGTCGTAGGCGCCGGCGGCTGCATGTTGCCCTCGTCGGCCATCAGCAGCCCGATGGCGGCTAGAGGGTTCGCAGCGAGCCAGCACTCGAGCACCGCCCGCAGCGCCTCGTGTGGCCGGGCCAGCCGGGCAAGCTCCTCCTGGGGCGGCAGGGTGTGGCCCTCGTCATAGCTCACCAGGGTGCCCAGCAGGTCGTTGCTGGCGCCGGTCAGCAGGCCCAGGATCAGCCCGGCATCGTCGCCGGCCTGGGTGACTTGGGTGAGCAGGCTGGCAAGCTGGGCGTCAAGCCCAGCCCGCCAGCGCTCGTTGGCCTCGATCGGCAGCACCGGCACCTCGTACCAGCGCCCACCCTCGGCGCCCAGCCAGAAGCGAATGCGCCCCGACAGTATGTCTTCGACGCTACGCCGGGGCAGGAAGTCGCGCAGCTGCACCTGGCTGGCTCAGCTGGCCGGGACGGTGATGACGATCCGGTGCGGGCTGGCCGTGATGTCCGCAGCGCTCCAGGCGCTGTGGATCTCGAGCCGCGGGCTCATCATGCCGGCGTTCTGGCCGCTCAGCTCGATCGGGGCCACGTTGAGCCCGTTGTCGGCGAAGAAGCTGAAGACCTTGCCGTTGAGCCCCGGCACCCGCAGCTCGTAGTCGTGGTAGTCGGTGCTCGGGATCCGGCGCTCCGTGCCATCGCTGTCGATGGTGGTGCTGTCGCCCACCACGGCCGACTGGCTGCCGGGCCACATGAGCGCCAAGGTGTCGGCGGCCACCTCGGGCCAGGTGACCTCGAGCACCGCCTCTTCCTTGACCTTGTAGTGGGTGTCCACCAGCGTGCCAGGCGAGCCGTTCAGGTTGTCGGGGCTGAACAGCTCTTGCTCCACGCGGTACACGTTGTCGTCGGCCGTGACGCCCTGGTCGGCATCCTCGACCAGCACGTCGCCGGCGCCTACGACCAGGTTGGCTGGGGTGGCTGCGCGCAGTCCCACGGTTCGTACCTCCTTGCTTGGATGCCGGGGCCACCGGCGCACGGGCTTACATGGTGGGGCTCACGTGTACACGCGCCCGGCCGGGCGCTTGCCGGCGTACCAGCCCAGGATGTCTGAGCGCCGGCGGGTCGCCAGGCTGCCGGATCGAACACCGGCAAGCTGGTGGTAGCTGGTGTCGCGCACCTCCACGGCGCCGCAGTAGGCGCACATGGTGAGCAGGATCTCCACGATGCCGTGCCATGCCTGGGCGGCCAGCGCCTGGGGCGCCTCGGGCCACACACAGGCCCGCAACGGCCGTAGATCGTGCTCGTCCTGGGTGCATGCCTCCCGGGTGCCCGCCGGCGCCACGCGCCATACCTGGCGGGCCATCAGCTGCTCCATGAGCGGCCAGCACTGGCAGCTGGCCTGGCGGCCCTCGTGGGCGCTGGTGGTGAGGTGCGCCGGGAGGATGTTGGCCCTGGTGACCACCTGGGCGCGAACACCGTCGGCCACCATGGTGAAGGTGGCCGGCTGCAGCGGCGGGCGCTGCGCGCGGGCTCGAGCGGCCTGTGCGGTTGTCACCTGTCTCTCTCCCGTCGCACCCTGGCGGCAGTACCGCCGGGGCTGCTATGGCGCCAGCACCTGGGTGGTGGCGAGGGTTTCGACTACGAAGCGGTATAGGGGCTGCTGGGTGTCCGGATCTTCGTCTTCTGTGCCGCCGGTGTCGTCGTGGCTCACATAGATGCCATGGCCGCTGCCGGTCTGCCGCGGGCCCTTGTGGTGCAGCGCCTCCGAACATGCGATGTACAGAGCCGCGGCCTCTTCGGGGTCCCGTCCGTAGCACGTTACCACGTGCCTGGCGCGCTGCAGAGGAACGCTGGGGTGGCGTGGTGTAGCCAGCGTCGCGATCGTGACGAAGGCCCGGTAGTGGCCCGGGCCCTGGCTGTCGCCCTGGCCTGGCTTGGGGCTGCGGACGCGGGCCTGTACTGGCTCGTGCGGGTTCTCGCCGGCGATCGCCGCCACGGCGGTGTCGTCGCGCAGCTCCGTCAGCAGCTTGCCCACGGGATCCCACATGTCGGTGGCCACTAGCGCACCCCTCCCAGCCGCCGCTTGATGAACGCGGTCATGTTGTCGCCACCGTGCGGTGCCACCTCTGCCATGGCCGGCGTCAGCACCGGCTTGGCCGCCTGCTTCGACGTGCCCGTCTCCTGGAAGCGCGCCGGGAAGTCGTAGCCCACCACGGTGACGATCAGGCCGCGCACCGCGGCGCCCCTGGGCGCGCTGCCGGTGCCGGCCACCTTGCGGGCGTTCACGTAGGTGACGGCCTTGCCGGTCTCGATGATGCCCTGGCCCTTGGGCGTGCGGTCCCACACGTGCGGCTGGGCCACAGCGAGCACCTGCTCGCCCATGTCCTGCAGTCCGTCGGCGGCGCCCAGGTTGATGGCGTCCAGCGCCTCGCGGTTCATGATGACCCGCTTGCCAGGGCCCCGGGCCTTGCCTCGCCGGGCCACTAGCCAGCCACCCTGGCGGCCCGGCCAGCTGCGCGCTGTGCCAGGGCGCGCTCGAGGCTCTGCTGTGCTCGCAGTGCCCGCGCTGCTCGCCGGCCCGCGCGGTCGCGCGTGGCGTGCACCGGGCCAGGCTGGGTGGGCAGGGCCGCGCTGTAGATCTCCAGGAGCTGCGGGATCACCACCCGCTCATCATGCCACCGCTCGACGTGCTCGGTGCCGGCATGGGCCCACTCCTGGCGCGCGCGCTCGCTGGTGATCAGTGCCTCGAGGCGCGCCTCCAGCTGGTCGGGCGTGGTCTGCTGGAAGGGCAGCCGGCCCCAGCGCCGGCGCATGGCCGCCCGGACGGCTGGATCCGCGGCACCGGCCACCACCGGGATGCCCATGGCCCAGGCCTCGATGGCGTTGTTCCCGTAGCCCAGCTCCAGCTGGTCGTAGAAGATGTCGGCGGTCGCCTTGCGGCGCAGGCACGTGGCCCAGCGCTCTTGCTCGATCAGCACCAGCTCGACGGGGTGGCGGGCCTGCAGCCGGCGCACCACCTGCAGGAAGTGCTCGGTACCCTTGATGGCGCGGTTCGTGGGCGCGTGCGCGATGCGGATCCGGCCGTCGGGGCGGTAGTGCTGGGCCCGGATCGCGCGCAGCTCGGCCAGGTTGTAGGGCGAGCCCACCCAGGTGGCGTCGCCCTCGATCAGGGTGAGGTCCATGGTGCTAACGATCTGCAGCGCCCCGATCTCGCGCGCCTCAGCCGCCAGCTGGGCGTGATCGCGGCGGTACTGGCTGCCGTGGTAGAGCAGCACCACGGGCTTGCCGGCACCGTCGTCGTACAGCTGCCAGCCGTGCAGCGTGTTCCGCAGCTGCACCACGTCGGCCTGGCCGTAGTGCGCCCGGGCCAGCTCGCGCCGGAAGGGCAGGTCGGTGGGGTAGTCCAAGTACATGCGGGTGGTGGCCATGCTCCTAGCCGTCCAGCCCGGCGCGTGCCGGTCGATGCCGGCCTTGATGCGGATGCCCCAGCCGCCCGTGTCCTGCCCTGTGGCCAGGACGAACAGGTGCCGTGAGCCAGGCGCCTCCGTCAATGCACCTGGCCGGCGCTGGCGGCCGCCGCGCCCAGGGTGTCCCGGGCAGCGGCCGCATCCGCGTCGTCCAGCAGGGTGCGGGCGAAGGCCGAGAGTGTGGCGGTGCTGAACGTATCTACGCCGGTGGCATAGATCAGCTTGTCGGCGGCCGTCACCACGGCCGCCAGGGCGGTGAGCGTGGCGTCCAGGGGCTGCTTCGTGCCGATCAGCGCCGTGAGCGTGGTGGCTAGCGCCGGATCCGATGCCAGGGCGGTGGCGATCTCGGCCAGCGTGTTCAGGGTGCTGGGCGCAGCGCCCACCAGGGCGGCCACCGCGGCGTCCACCTTGGCTTGCGCCTCGGCGGACGTCTCGTAGTTCGGGTGTGGGTTGCCAGCCGCCTCGTGGGCTGCGATCGCTGCCGACGCGTCGCCACCTATGGGGCTGTCGTTGTCGAGGTCATCCAGCTGGCGCAGGGCGCCAGTGGCATCGGCATAGATCAGCTCAGCGCCCTCGGGCGGCGGCTCGGGCGGATCGTCCAGCCGGCGCAGGGCCAGGTGGCTGCGGCGTACGCGGGTGGTCACGATGCAGGTACCTCCGTGCTGGTGACCAGTGTGGCGAACACCTCGAGGTACCGGCCCTCGCCGCCCAGGTCGTTGACGCGCGTGATCTCGAACAGGCGCCCGTCAGCGGGCTGGGGCTGCACCTGGCTGGCCTCGTCCACCGGCGTGCCCGCGAAGAAGTACAGGCGGTGGTCGCCTATGACGGCGCCCGCCTGGCCCAGCAGAGCGATCTCGCGCGCCGTGAGCTGCTGGATCCGGGTCCGGTACTCGCCCACGGGCTGCAGGCTGACGATCTGCTGGCCCCGGGCATCGTAGGTGGGCAGGCCGGCAGCCAGCACGGGCCGGCGCTGGCTGATCAGCACCTTGTGCCGCAGCAGCGAGCCGAAACTCATCGGCCGATCGCGCCAGCCAGGCCGTGGCGCACGCTGCTCAGGAGCCGCGTGGTGCCGGCTGCCGGCGGCGCCTGCAGGCCGCGCACGATCGAGCGCCGCAGCCTGGTGGTGGTGCCGGCGCCGCGGGCGTAGCTGTAGCTGCCCATGACTTCTGCGCTCAGGCCGGCGCTGCCCTGGGTGGCCAGGGTGAGGCCCAGCAGCTCCTTGAGCGCCCGCTTCACCTCCAGCTCATCGTTGGGCGTGTAGGTGATGTCGAGCACGCCGGTGAAGCGCGTGCCCAGCGGCAGCCGGCCCACCACCCAGCCATCGGCCAGCATGTCGAGGCCGCCCATGTCCACCTCGGTGCTGTCCTGCTCCACCTCCACGCTGTCGGTGGGGCGGCGCAGCTGCACCTGGGTGGGCAGGGGCGTGATGTAGGTCAGGCGGAAGCGCTCGGTGCGCTCGCCCACCAGGGGCCCGATCTTGCGCGCCAGCCAGGCCTCCTCCTCATCGATGGCGTCCTGCAGGGCGGCCTCATCCAGCTCGGCGCCAATGCCGGCGGCCTGGGCCTCGTCCAGCAGCAGCAGCGACACGTGGTGAGCCCTAGCCCTGCTCGGCGGCCACGATCGCGGCCAGCAGGTCGGCATTGGTGCCCTTCACGGGCACTCCGGCGGCCTTGGCGCGGATGGTCAGCTCGTTGCGGTTGGGGATGCTCACGGGCGTGCCAGCCGTGGTGGTGGTGCCAGCGGCGTGCGGCTTGTATCCGCGGCCGATGAGCTGGGCAGCGCGGTTGGCGCTCACCAGCACGCTGAACTTGCCGGTTGGGTGGGTGAGCGCCACGCGCTCGCGGGGTGCCTTGGGTGTGGCCACGTGCGGGCTCCTTATCTGCGCCAGGTTGGGCGGCGCCGGCAGCCTTGGGGTGGCCACCGGCGCGCGCTTGGTCCGATCAGCTCAGGCGGTGCCTGGGCTCAGCTGGGCTCGGGCTGGAGCACCGCGAAGGGGAAGGCGTCGTCGCCGCCGTCCTTGGTCGGGCTCTGCGCCGTCTGGAAGCCGACGCGCATCTTGAAGCGCAGGCCCACCAGGTCGTTCTCCGCGAGGCTGATGAGCGTGGGCGTGCCCTCCACGTCCACCGTGACGCTGGCCTCGGTGAGGAACTTATAGGTGATGTCCTGCCGCAGCCCCAGGATGGCGTAGCTGGGGTCGCCCACGATGAGCTTGGCGTCGGCGTCCACCCAGGCCCCGTTGGTGACCCAATTCAGGTTGGCGCCGTAGATCGTCGGCACGTTGCTGCCGGCGGTGGGGCTCTGGATGATCGGCTGGCCGTTGTCGTCGCGCAGGCCACGGAGAGCAGCGCGCAGGCGCCGGCGGGCGTAGGCGTCGGGTGCGTCGTACCCGTCGTCCTCCACCAGCGCGATCGTCTGATTGATGTCCTCCGCGATGTCCACCCCGCTGGCGCCCTCCACGAACACGTTGCCGGCGGCAACGGCCTGGGGCACGATGCCCAGGGCACCCGCGGTGGTCCAGCTTGCCGGCGTGCCCGTGCCGAAGAACACGGCGCCGTCGAGCGCCACGCCCACGGCCTCCACGATCCGCGGCCGGATCTCGGCCCACAGGTTGAACTCGGGCTCGGCGTCGTCGATCACGTTCTCCGGGATCAGCACGATCCCGGCGATCTCCTCGGCCACCAGGTCCCGGTTCTCCCAGCCCTGGGTGGTCACGGGCTTGCGGGCGTCCGGATCGCCCGCATCCTCGCCGGTCACGAAGGATGCGTTGGGCAGGGCCGCCATGACCGGGTAGCGGACCATCTTCTTGCCCATGTTGACCGTGCGGAACGTCCGCAGGGCGGCGCTGAACTGCGGGGCAGCCTGCCAGATCTCGCTGGCGTCCTGCCGCGCAATGAGCGCGAGTGCCTCGGCACGTGTGACCAAGTCGGTTCCTCCTGTTCTGCGGGCTCAGCCCCTGCCGAGAGCCGCCTTCATCAGCGTGTTCATGTCGGTGGGCTGGCCATCCGGTGTGCCGCCCCGATTGCCACCGCCGAAGTCCGCGCCCGCCGGCTTGAGCAGGTACGGGTCGGCTGTTGCGATCTCGCGCAGCAGGTGTTCCACGTTCCTGGCCTCGCCCTTGTCGTTGAACTCGATGGCGCTGCGATCGAGGAGCCGGTATGCCAGCTCCGGGTTGCGGAAGTTCAGCTTCGTGGCGGCTGCCACGGTGGCCGCCTGCACCGCTTGGTTCTGCAGGCGCTCGGTCAGCTCGGTGTTCAGCCGCTTCTGCTCCGCGGCATCGGCTTGCGCCCGCTCCAGCTCCGTCATGCCAGCCTGGGCGGCCTGGGCGGCTGCCCGCTCGGCTGCTGTCAGCTTGGTCCGGTGGCCGGCGTTCTCGCGCCGTAGTTCGGCGTTCTCGCGCTCGAGCCTGGCTGCCTTGTCCGCGTCGCTCTCTGTGGCCGTGCCGCCGGCGTCGGTGCCGGCTCCAGTGCCCTGCTGTGCTCCGCTGGCCGGCGCCTGGCCGTTGCCTGCGGGTGGCGCCTGGCCACCAGCCTGGGTGCCCGCCTGGGGCTGTGCCGCGCCGCCCGCCTGGGGCTGCCCGGCACCTGTGTCATCCGTCGGTGCGAAGTGCACCGCCAGATGTCGGCGTGTTCGCATGCTACACCCCTGTGTCCATGTCTAGGTGCCTGCTGGCACCCCTGCGGTGGGCAGCGTAGCACCCATCTGAGGCCCTGCAGGCGCTGGACGCAGCTCAGCTGGTGTAGTTCCGGCGGGTGGCGTGGCCTCGGCGGCGGCCCGGGCAGCAGCAGCCTCGTCGGCCGCCTCGGCCTTGGCGGCCTCCTCGCGGCGCTTGCGCAGGCGCCGGATCTGATCGGGGCTGAGCCCGCTCATCTCCCAGGCCAGCTCATCGTCGATGATGCCCTCGGCGTGCAGCTTCACCACCGCGTCGGTGCGCACGGCCTCGTTGCGCGTCTCGCTGTCGCGCCAGATGGTCTCGCTGCGGCGGCTGGTGCCGGCGCTGCCACCGCGGGCGCGCAGGGCCAGGCGCATGGCCTCCTCCCAGCCCTCGCCCAGGAACAGCTTGGTCCGGCCCACCTTGTGCTCGAGCCCGGCCTCGCTGGCCTTCAGGCTCTCGCCGCTGGGTGGCGTGCTCTGCGGGCCCGCCAGCAGGTAGGTGTAGGGCAGCCGGCTGATGCTGCTCATGTGGCCCACCTCGAGCGCGATCATCGTCGAGTACGGCTCCAGGCTGGCCGCCGCGAACTGCCCGAAGCTGGGCTGGCTGGCGGCCGCGTTGGGGTCGTCGGGGTCCGGCGGCGGCACGGTCCACAGGCGGTCGATCGCGGCCCGGAACGGCTCGCGTGCCTGCCCGGTGTCCGGGTCTACCTCGGGCTCATAGTTCAGCAGGTACCGCTGCGGGAAGGCCGCGAACTCGCTGGCGATCAGGGCGTCACAGCGGTACTTGTTCACCGCGTCCTGATTACTCATCACGTCCTTGACCTCGCTGCGGCCGGTGCCGGGCTTCAGCCTGGGCCGGTTGGGCAGCTCCACCAGGGGCACCACCTTGAGCGGGTTGGGCAGCGGCCACTCGTCGTCGCCGGCAGGCTGGTACGGCGCGAAGCCGGCGGCGGTCCATAGCTTCAGACTGTTGTCGGTCCACTCGCCCGGCTCCAGTGGCGGCTGGCCCCAGTCCCATGCCTGGTACTCGCGGGCCCACCGCTGGGTGGTCTTGTACTTGTACACGGCATCGGGCAGGTACACCACCACCACCAGGGTGCCGTCGTCCTCGATCCACCGCTTCAGCGCGGCCCGGCGCTTGCGGCGGTCCTTCATGTCGGGCTCCACGATGCTGTCGAGCGGATCCTCGATCGTGAGCACCGGGATAGCCTCGCCTTGGGGCTCCACCAGCACGTTGGCGCTGCCCTTGACCAGCAGCTCGATGTGGGCCAGCTGGCTGCTGGCGTCCAGATCGTTCTCCTGCCAGATTTCCCAGGCGGCCTCGTCGGCGGTGTCGTCGCTGAACCGGAAGCCCTGCACCTCCAGGCGCTCGGCGGTGCCCTCCACCACCAGGCTGCAGAAGTTACTGGTGAATTCGGGGAACCGTTCGCCGAATGCTTCCTTGAACTTCTGGCTGGCGAAGGCCAGGGGCTGGCGCCCTTCGTAGTAGTCGTTCCAGAGGCGCAGCCGGGCCTGCCGGGCCTCCAGCTGGCGCAGCAGCCGTAGCAGCCACCACTGTGGCGAGCCTACCGGCGGTGGCGTGAGGTTGGCTGCCATGGGCACCTCAGAAGCCGTGGGCCCTGCGAACCTTGCGTACGCGCGGCTTCGGCGCCTCCAGCATAGCCATGGACACGGCGCCAGCGCAAGCCACGGCCAGGTCCACCAGCTTGGTGCTGCCCTTGGGCTTGGTGATCACCCACCCGCGGGGCGTGCGCTTGGCAACGGCGGCCGTGATCGCCTGGCGCATCTGTGGATCGCCGTCGTGCAGCAGCCGGCGGGCCTTGACAAGCTCCAGCAGCTGCTCGCTGGCTGGGCCCATGCGTGCGGCGTTCTGCGGCACCTCGACCATGTTCAGGCCGTCGTCCTCCAGCATCTCGGCGCTCTCCCGGAACTGCCAGGGGTCGTAGCCGAAGGCCGGCCCCGGGGCGATGCGCTTGTCGCGCAGGGCCATGGGTACCGGGTAGGCGCTGTGCAGCTCGCGCAGGTCAGCCCGCACGTCTTCTGTGTTCACCCGCCAAGCGTCGCGCAGCTGGTGCCCGGGCGGGTACGGGTTGCTCCAGCGCCGGCCGCGCACCACCACCACGTCGCCCGGGCAATCCTCGGGCACGTGCCAGGTATGCCGGCACGGCTGCCGCTGGGCCAGCACCCGCGCGGTGCTGTCGTACACCTGGCCCATGTCCACGAACACCCCGGCCGGCAGCGCCGGCGTGGGCGGCTGCAGGTGCTTGCCATCGGGGCCCTTGTCGTCCTCGCACAGGTCCCACAGGCTGCCCTCGAGCCAGGCGTCCTCGGCCGCCGTCCACTGGTTGGCGTGCCAGCGGCGGTACTCGATGAACCGCATGCTGGGCTTGCTCATCTCCTTGCTGAGGTACTTGGGCGTGATCCAGCTCGCTGGGTTGGCGCGCTTGACCACCGCCGGGTCATGCACGTCGAACTTGGGGTCGTCAGGCACCGCGTACCAGTACATCAGGAAGCCGTTGGTGCGATCGCGGGCGATCGTCAGGTAGGGCGTGGGCCGGCTGATGCTGGCCAGCTTGAGTGCCCGGCCGTACAGCTGGCCCAGCGGGCTCTCCTCGTCGAAGCCGGCGGTGGTGATCGTGAGGGTGAACGGGTGCGCCCTGGCCGCGGTGCCGCTGGTCAGGGCCACGTACAGGTCGTCGCTGGCGTGGGCCCACAGCTCATCGATCACGTTGCCGCTGGGGTTGCTGCCGTGCTGCAGCTTGGCGTCGCTGGCGATCACCCGCAGGTGGCCGTTGTTCTCCGGGCAGTCGATCTCGAACCGCTTGACCAGCAGCACGTCGCCCAGGGTGGGGCTGGCATCCACGAACTCGCGGGCCTGCTGGAATACCACGCGCGCCTGGTCCTTGGCGCCGGCCGCGTTGTACACCTCGGGGCCGGCCTCATCGTCTGCCACCAGCAGGTACAGGCTGAGCCCGGCGGCCATGGTGCTCTTGCCGTTCTTGCGCGGCAGCCCCAGCAGCACCTCCTGGTAGATCCGCAGCCCGGTGGCCGGGTCCACCTCGAAGGCCTCGTTCAGGAACTCCTGCTGCCAGGGCTCGAAGATCAGGGGTTCGGCTTGCCGGATCACCCGGCCGCTGGCATCCCGCAGCGCGCCCCACTTGCCCTTCGTGTGGCGCACGTTGGCGGCGCAGAACTCGCCTACCGCGGGCCCCAGCGACGGCCGGGGCGGGTCAATCCACTGGTGCCCGCTGGGCAGCAGCATCAGCGGCCGAAGCCTATGCGCCGGCGGCGCGCCTGGTCCGCGGGCGGTACGGGCACCTTGTGCGACGACCAGCCGGTCCAGCTGGACAGGTCCGGCACGTACAGCCAGCCAGCGCCGTGGTCCTCGTGATCGTCGTCCTGTAGTTCCACCTTGCCGGTTGTGGGCTCAGGGGTCTCGATCTCGTCGTCGGCGTCGTGCGCCTTCACCGCTTGGGCGGGCGCATCACCTGCAGGCGCCGCTGGTCGCCCTCGATGATGATCGTGCCGCCACGGCGCAGCCTGCGCAGCTGGGCGCGCGCGGCCCGGATCGCCTGCGCCAGCGTCATGGCTTGCGCTTGGGCTCGTTCGCGTGCAGAGCGGCCTGCTGGCGCTGGGCCATCACCTCGTTGGGGTGGCAGCCCTCGATGGTGCCGTCGTCCTTCTTGACCACGGCCCACGGCTTGCGGGCCGGGCACCTGTCATCGCGCTTCACATCCCAGGGCATGGTGCCTCCTATCGCTCTCGCTCGCGCACGTCCACGCCGCCGGTGCGCGTGTGATTGGTGCGCCCGAAGTAGAAGCCGATCACGAGGTTGGAGGCCCCCACGAGGAACAGGAAGGCAGGCCCGGCGGCAATGCCTCGCGACGGATCGGAGAGCGCGTCGAAGATCGCCTTGAACGCGGCCACCACGAGCGTGGAGACCACCACGAGCAGGGCGATGGTCTGCTGGGTGCGCTCCCATATCCGGTTGATCTCGCGCTGGCCCTGGGTGCCACGGTCGTACTCCTCGGCGCGCCCACGGGCCGCGCGCTCGGGCTCGGTGGGCAGCTCCAGCTCGTGCTCCACGCTCACGGTTCGCCGGGTGCGGGCACCACCGTTAGGGCGGGCCGTGGCAGGTTGCCGGTGAGGTTGGCGATGCCACCACCCTGGGCCTTCTTGGGCCCCGTCAGCCGGGTGCGGCCCACCGGGTTCAGGCCCAGCAACTCACCCATCATGCGGGCCTCGCGCATGGCCTCGCGCTCCTGGCTGAGCAGCGGGTTGCTGGTGAAGCCCCGCGCGGTGCGCGCCCGGAACTGCTCGTCCAAGGTGCGCCGGCGCAGCCGCCGGCCGTACGTCTTGGGGTTCAGGATCTCGCCCGTGCCCAGGTTGTACTTGGGCTCCTCATGGAGCCACTCGATCGCCTCGCGCAGCGCCCTGGCGCGCCCCAGGTGGAGGCAGTAGGCCTCGACAGCCTGCATGTCCACCCGGTCGATCAGCTTCGCCTCCAGCAGCTGCGGCACCACCTCGCGCCAAGCGGCCTTGCCCCACTTGTCCAGGCTTGCCGGCGGGCGCTCCAGCTCGTCTGCCCTGGGGCGGCCGCCCACGATCACGGGCAGGTGCGTGACCTGCTCGCCGGCGGCCCGCCGGGCCTCTAGGGTGCGGGGCTTGGCGCCATCAGGCATCGTCGCTGCAGTCTCCGCAGATGGGCTGAAGTGCACACCACGTTAGCACGGCCCCAGCGGCCAGCCCCAGCACGGCGCAGGCACGGTAGAGCCAGGTGGTCACGTGCCTGGCCCCAGCTGCGCCGGCATGGGCCCGAACAGCTCGAGCGCCCGCTGGTCAGCCCGGTGGCCAGGCCGCAGGGCGCCGCGGGCCCACCGCTTGCGCTTGACGATGATCACCATCGCGCACTCCGGGTGCAGCGGGATCTCAGGGCGCCCTGGTAGGCCAGTGGCCTGCTGGAGGCAGTCGGTGTGGCGCCCGCACCAGACACACGGGCCCTGGTCCTCGCCGGTGATCCGGCCCTCGCCCGGCAGCTCGGTGAACCTGATCACGCCGCGCCCTGGTCCGTGTCGTCGCGGTACAGCGGGCAGCTGCCCTCATGGTCGCCGGCGCGCGGGTACTGGCACGTGCAGCCACGCTGGCGCAGGGCGGCCTCGTCGGCCTTGCTGCCACGCCGCACCGCGGCGTAGGTGTAGCCGGCCCAGGCCACGAACGCGGCGCCCAGGACGGCCAGCAGGGCCTCGGGCGTGGTCATGCCGGTGCGGTCTCTGCCAGCCGCTTGGCGTGCAGCTGGATGGCGGCCGCGTTGTCGGCATCGCTGTGGTGGATCACCTCGAGCATCCAGGTCAGCCAGCGCGCGCCGGCGGCAGGATCCTGGGCAGCCACCGCCAGGCCATGCTCGATGCCGGCGTAGAAGCCGTACAGGTACTGGCGCTCGGGCGAGCCCAGGCCATCGGTGAAGCCGGCCATGATGCGCCCGATCGCCAGCAAGTTGGCGCCCTGCTCGATGCGGGCGGCCCGCTCGGGCGTCATGGTGGCAGCTGCAGCGGCAGCCTCCTGCTGTCGGTCGTGCTCGGCCTTCTTGCGTGCTGCCCTGGCTGTGGTGGCCATGGTGCTACCTCCGTCGCTGGTCAGTGTAGACCGCTACCGTGAGCGCGGCCAGCTCAGCAGCGCGCTCCTGGGCACGCCAGAGGCGGAACTCAGGATCTGAGGCCAGCTGCATGGCCATGTCTTCTGCTGTGTCAGGTGGGCAGGGGCTTGGGGCTTGCCCACGATGTTCAGGCTCAGCAGGGGCGCGCCAGCTAGCCTTGCGCTCGGCCCACCAGCGCCGGCCACGCGGGCTCACGATGGCTCCAGCTCGGTGCATGCCTGGCACACCAGTGCTGGCTCACCTGGGTCCGCAGGGTTGAGCCGATCGAACTGGTCATCGGGTCGCAGTTCGGTATGGCAGTGCAGGCACCAGCCCACCACCACAGGTGCTACGCCGCGGTGTCGCTGCTGGTCCTGCTGCTCGGCACGTGCCATGCGGGCTTGGCGATGGCGCGCCTCACGCACCGCTCGTGGGTTGGTCGCATGGTTCTTGGTCATGATCGGCGCTCCGGGGCCGCCCCTGGGGTACCTCGGATGCCCTCACCCCCGGGCGACCAC